CTTTACGCAATGCGCGCCTTTGTCTCTTCGAAAGTGCCATATAACCTACTCTGTTTTTGTTATACTTACGGGTTAGAATGTTTCGATTGTGCTGCCCCTCCCAGAAGCTTTCTTTATTGATTTTAACACATCACGAAAGCCGGCGTCAGGTCTTAGATTGACACCAGTAACAATACTTGCGTTATTAGTTGTGATTACACGAGTGAGATGCGGGTGCCTGGAAGTGAAGTCATCCATTTCGGAGATTTTATGTATATGATCTTCGTATTCACCAGACTCAGAATTAAGATACGTATATGTAGGCATGAAGTTATTTATATTGTTCGTCTTCTAACAGAGCTTCAATGTCATTGTTTCGAAGAATATTTTTTAATTTTTTTTCATACTTATGCTCACGATACTCATGAATAAACTCTCGTTTATCGCCATCTTCAAACCTTCGTTCTTCTTTACGATAGTTACTTTCTCGTTTTGATTTACTCATATTGGAACCTATTTGGAAATGCCTCTTGTACTAGTTTTTGTGTGATGCCTTTGTATGGCAGTTTCTTATCTTTTACACTACACATGAGATCAGCATCCTGTGGATGAATACTCTCAAGCAGTTCGATGAATACATTTTCTCTTTTGAATTGAGCGATATTAGCGCTGCGCCGATTCTTCGTAAAAATATACATCTTACGGATTTCTTGATACAGACCGCCAATATTATCGATCATATCATCAGGTGCCTTATACGGGGGTTTTCCCTCGGGCAATTCAAAGACGACTCTCTTATCGAACACAGCTTCGAGAATCGTCATGAATACGTTATTGTTTTCAAGCGACTGTAACATCTCGATCTTAGCTTTTCGGCCTCTCGTCTTTTCAATATCTTTAAAAATGCCGCTGATTAGTTTTGTTGCCATTTAAAACTCCGAAATACATTCAGTTAGGTTTTTGAGTTTATACTTGATAAAATAGTTAAACAGTTTAGCACGAGTTTTGCCGCTCTGCGCTTGCATTGTTTTAATTGTTTCATCTTTGATGTCTTGTGGTACACGATCGAGGTCAATCATCATACGATTGCGATGATAATTGTGTTGCAATTCTGCCGGTACTTGTTGCAATAATTCGTCTATACGTTTCGCTCTAAGAGGCTTCTGTCGTGCATTAGCCACAAATGTGTCATCAGAACTCAGTACATTAGGGATACCATCACCTGTATCACCTTTGATGATGTGTTCTTTGAGGAAGAGCGCAGGATCATTACACTTAATCCAACGCTTACGAACAGGATCGAACTGTTTGACGTTTGCATACTTCTGCAATTGTTGGAAGTCTTTGTCACCTGATAGGATAAGAATTGGTTCACCGCCGAGGTCGCGACCATGCTCATGACAGAGTGTAGCAATGACATCGTCTGCTTCAGCATGTTCTACACGAACAGTAGGGTAAGGGAAGAATTCGGCGAGTTCATCGCGGACCATGTTTAGCACACGAAAGATCTCATTCCAATCGAGTCCAGAATCTTGTCGATTCTTCTTACGATTCGCTTTGTAGTACGGAAAAAACTGTTTGCGCCAGTTAGACGTAGCGTCGCAGGCAATGACTAGCTCGCCGAATTCTTGTTCGAACTTGACTTTGTTTGAACGAATAGAATTGAGGATCATGTGACGAAGCAATGATTCGTCTACATTACTTTGTTTGATGCCGCTTACCATCAAATTTGACAAGGCGACTTGGTTATAATCTAAAATAATCACGATATAGCTCCACTTATTTACAGATACATTCTACCATAAAATTATATGTTTGTAAACTATTCTTGATTAAAATTAAAACTCAATTGATATTTATTGCCCACTTGATCTGCAAACTTCGAATATAGATCTTTACCAAAATCTTGCATCGGATGCCATTGAGAATTAGTAGCAAGGACAAAAGAATTGATAGACTCATACATCAATGAAACCTCATAAACTAGTTTATCTCCGTCGAATTCGATTTTCATATCATTGTAGACAATGGCTAATAATTCTTGAAGGAGATCAGCAGAAATTTTATCGTGCCACGTATCAGGCGGCTCGTCAAAATGTTCCGGCGCGGCCTTCGTTTTATGAATCGGAAATTGTATGATATTATCTTTCATACTGCTATTTATGCAGTAGAATAACTAAACATTTCTCCTTTGTCTTCTGGTATTGATCTGTCTTCGATCTGTTGATGCATAGCTTGTAAGAGAGCTTCCCATTCTGGCTTTCGATTTGACCAACTATAAAATGTATCTGTGTATACTTTTGTTGGATTAACATTGACTTTCATTTGCTGATATCCTTCGATCGTCATATCTAACATGTTATAGAAAGCAGATGCATGCATGTTATTGTTCTCATGCATTTGATACATGTTTGTCCAATGAGATGCTGTCTCGTATATTCCACCAAAATTTGAGTGAACACAGATATTTTTAGAAGACATTGCTTCCATCAAACTTAAACATGATGTTTCTTGCCATGTAGAAGGATAAGCGAAGATATGTGACTTCATTAAAGCTTCTCTCACTACATCATTTGGTTGTGTGCCATGATTGCGAACTTTTGGGTTTGCTTCGAGAGCGTCAAAGATATTTTGAAAGTCTTTATCCCTCTCTTGCCAGCCGTATAACTCGAAAGATGAGAATACATCTAACTCAATGTTGTCATACTTTTCACATAGTTTATCAAATACTGGAGTCAGAATATTCAAACCGCGATGTGGCGTGGTGTGATAGATGATTCGAATCGTGCCGTCTTCTTCTTTTTCGAAGTTCTCAAACGGATCAATAAAGTTTCTCAGCACTATACACTTTGAGAATGGGATTTGATAGCGACCGATATAGTTCTGCATTTGCCAGTTAGATACAAAAACAAACTTATGAAACTTGTCTTTGCCATGAGCTGTACTCAAAAACTCTGACTCAGGATCTCCGGGCAAATCATGCGCCCAAAAGATTCTAATCTTGTCTTCGTCTAACTCCCTGACTCGCGAGGAAACGATTTGAAAATCTGCCAATAGCTTTTTATCAACACGCTCAGCTACCTTCATGGTGAGCTGTTCTGTGCCTCCCATCGATTTCTCGTTGGTTTCATTGCGCTTAAACTCACCACCCAATATCTCAGCCATTTTCTCTATCCTTCACAATATTATCATCGCGTACTGATTGAATCACACCATAATTACCTTTGTGCGACTTCTCTTTGAACCTAAACAAACACAGTGTGTGATTGTTGTCAGCTTTACCAATAGGAAATACAATTTCCTTCGTTTTCTTGATTCTGTGTACTTCTAACATTATAGACCACTCTCAATATAATACATTAAATTACCTACTTCTCTTCCGTCAACAGTGACATAAGGAAAAGCAGTTGCTTTCGGAAATATTTTTGTGAACACATCCATTGGGATATCATCATCTACATGCAGTATTGTGCATTGTAAGTCGCGCTGATCGATGTAATCTTTTAGATCTTGACATGGCATGCAACCATGTAATGCAAACACAACAATATGCTCAGACCGTTCTGAAGTACTCACGTAACATCTCCAGCTTATCATGATATTCAGCCATCTTTGACAACTCTTCTTCTACAGTTGTCATTATATCGGCATGTTCTGCTACTCCAACATTTTTGGTCAGTAGCACTTCGATATTGATACGATGCACATTAATTTTTGAACCAAAATAACTTTTTAATGAATCGATCATTTCTTTTCTAAGATCTAACTCATCTTTTACTTTTTTCTCAACCATTTTCCGTTCACCTTTCCGCCAATAAATTCATTGTAATATTCTTCGGTAAGTAATGCTTCACATCTGATCTGATAGTCCATTTCCCAATATGCACATTCTGTTTTTGTTTCACAAAGATGTACAACGTATCTTTCGAACTCTGCACCATTGGCGAGTTCTTCTTTGAGTTGTTGATTTGATCCGTAGTAATTTTTCCAGTCTGACTCGACTAATGATCTTCTCTTTCTCTTCTTGCCCTTGAGAGGAGGTAGCGTCTTCTTACTCCAGAAAAACTTCTTACCGATATACTTACGTTTAGTTTCTTTATTAATTAACAAATATACCATACCATAGAAGTTTTGTACATGCTCGGACTCAAGCGCCCAACCTTCTAGTAAGTGTATCCACGGGTTATCATAACTTGCAGTAGTTAACGACGACATTCCCTTCGTAGAAGATTCTTTTTGATTTGGCAAAACTATCTGACCACCTTTGTTCGGCGCATAATCTGTCTTCGACGATTACTCTACCTATACCAACTTGTACTACGCCTTTTGCACATTCATGGCAGATAGGTAATCCGTAAACATAGAGGTGTGCACCTTTCAGTGAAACTCCATTCTCTACAGCATTATATATACAATTCATTTCAGCGTGTACCACGAGCTCGTATTTTGTCTCACGATCATTAAGTCGTTCTTCGGTATCTTGTATTCCTTTTGGGAATCCATTATATCCCGTTGCGAGAATATTACGATTAGGTCCAACAGCTACAGCGCCAATCTTTTTCGATGGG